TTCCACAACGCAGGGTCTGTCTTTTTTAATAGTTCAATTTCAAGGATAACAGATTCTTCTAGGAATGGATTGTCTTTGTAACTGCTGACTATGACATCAATATCATTTTCAGTATATCTTCTAACATCTTCTAGTTCTGTTTTTATGAAATGGTTTGGTGATGATGGGTTCAATGCTAGGAATATAGTTCCTGTCGTTCTAAATAGTAATTGTTGCCATTCTAGTTTGTTAATCTCGTTGGCTTCATCTATGAACAGATGGTTTCTTTTCCTACCTCTTAACTTTGTTTCTTGGTCAACTGAAAAGAATTCAACTATCCTGTTGTTATACTTAAATTCAAAGTTGGATTTGTTGTATTCAATGTGATTGTGTAAGCCTGTTGATTCTAATATTTCAATAAAATCCCTTAATGTTGAACTACGAAGGGATGGTAAAAATTTACGGACAATACTGAATGTTCCCTTATTATCAAATTGATTGCCTATTCTACCTGTCAATAACCATACTACTGCTATTTGACAGATGGAATATGATTTAGTGCTACGAGTACCGCCTCTGTTGATTCTTATTTTCTTTGTTGATAGGGCATTCTTTTCGTAGACTTCACTTCCTTTTATGACAAGGTTATTGCTCACGCTTTATTATTTGTACTTCAATGCCTGTTAGGTTAAGGCTACCTTCTAATTGTATTTGTTCTTTTGGTTTACCATACACTCTTGTAAGTAGTGTGTCAATAGAATACAAACTACCTTTCCTAAATGAACGATATAAGGCATTGGCTATTGTCTTTTCAAGTATAGTCGTGTCATCGCTTTGTACTATATCTTTCAGTTGTTCCATATCCATACCTAACATATTCTGTATGGTATCATTGATTTCGCTTTGCTTATATCCTATTCCTTTCAATAAGGTTGTAAACTTCTTTGGTCTGCCATTAGGGTTTCCACTTTCGCCCTTCTTGTATGGTATAAGGTTTTCTTCGTTTGGCATATTATCTAATATTACTTATGATATCTTCTTGTAATTCAACAGGAACAAACTTCCTCCAATTCTCATTACCTAGTTTAATTGATTCACGGATATTTGTTGCTGATATATTTGCTATTTCTTCTGTCGGGGTATATTTGTTTACCTCATAGCCTACACCCCTACCAAAGTTAATTGATTCCATATCAGGTATAATCATAACCTCAACATCTTGTTTCCTTTGTCTATGATACTTCAATATCATATTCTTTGTTTGTACTGATGTGAATGGATTACCATTGTCAGGCTCAATATCCCTAATAAGTATAAGAACAGGTATTCCTTTCAATAACTTCTGTTCAATTAATTGGATATGTCCATAGTGATAAGGCTGATACCTTCCTATGAAGATTGCTCTTTTCTTATCTTTGTTCTGTGTAGGTTGCCCTCCGTAGTTTCTTTTAACCCAAGCCATTTGATTTGTTGTTTAGTATTTTCATAATGCAGTTCTCTACCGATTCGTTGGTTGTATCAATATCTATATAATCTTCCGTTGGAACTTCAAATTCTGCTACAAAAAACTTCTCTCTGCCACGAATTTCGCTAGTGTGGACATATACCTCAACCATTTGATTTGAAGCCTTTAATGCCCTCCTGTGTTCGTTATAGGGGGCAACTACACTAATGATAACATCATAGCCTTCGTTATCCATAAACCTTGCAATATCTAATACAGATTGTATGTTCTTTTCCCTGCCTTCCCTAGTGTAATCAAAGTTCTGTAATACTTCACGAAGGTTATCGCCGTCAATATGCACGTGCTTTGTGCCTAGTTTTTCAATTAGTGCTTTTGCTAATGTAGTTTTACCTGCTGCGGGTTGACCGCAAAACCAATATATCATATTCATTTTTTTAATCCGTACTTAATATATTTATACCATACCCTTTCGTGAATGTAATATTGTATAGGCTTGTATAGTAATTCAACTATACTGAAAGTTGCACCGACCTTAACCGAACCGCTTACAATATACATAATAATAAATCCTATCAATGTGCTTACTATTCTATAAGATATTGTTTTTGCTATGTGCCTTTTCTTATCCATTATATAATCTTATTGATAGCTACTAGAAAATCTTTTTCCAATTCTAATTTATAATCTTGTGTTCCGTTATTAAATAGTTCTTGTTGCAATGTTACTAACTCATCATAGTTTTTCAGTTTATCAATTACATCTTCTTGGTTTGCAACTGCAAAATTATCATTCCAAAATCCTGCTCTTTCTAATGTTTGCTTTGAATCAATATCATATAATAAAAGTATTTTAGCAGATAGGCATTCGTAAAATCTATTCGCAGGTGTAAGTTCAATTTTTTTATTGATTACATCCTCTATATATACAGAAGATTGAAAGTACTGCATTCCATCAATAACATTTGGCATTGGATTAACAAATACTGCTGCATTATTTATATTATAGAATTCTTTTTGGTTTTTCTTTGATGTGCTTATTGCAACTTTTAGATTACTATTGTTTTTCAGATACCCACTAAACTTTTGCACCCTGTCTTTTCTTAATGCGCCATAGTAAAACAATCCCTCATATTTATATTTCATCTTTCTTATTGTCTTATCAAATGTTAGTTTGTTAAAATCAACAATGATATGATTATCAATATTATCAAAGTTTGAGTATTGTGCTATTCTATAAAAGTTGCTTTGTTTTTTTATGAATCTTATCTGTGATGGTATTTCAATAGCATAATCATTCCCAATCCATATAACTTTATTTGCTCTTAAAATAATTTCTTTAACCTCATCTTTGAAATCACAGAATCCATACATACCATTTATGATAATCACATTACCAACGCTATGTTGTAAAACATAAGTAGCTAATTTTTTATCATCTACTAATCTATAACTCAATAAGTTAGATATCCATGTTGCAATTCTATTTGATGCAGTAATAGATGTCTTAGTGCATTTATTGAAATTTATAACAATGTTAATACTTGTACCCATAACTTTCCGCTAATGTTTTGATTCTTTTTGCTAATACTATATCTTGGTTATATAATACTGACCAATCTATTTTAATTTCTTTTTTAAATGGTATTTTATTTCTTTGCTCTCTATTGATTGTTTTTTTTAATTCGGGTATTGGGGTAATTGGTATATTTATTTTATTCAATATAGTTTCCCATTCATTATCAATATCTTCAATCCTAAATGTATAATCAGCTAATGATTGACAATGTTTATTTAAGACATACCAATATGTCATACATCTTTGTAGCCTATTAATTCTTTTACTATAACCATAATGATTTTCAAACCACTCCCAATGATTTGTGAAAAATACAACATATGCACTTTCTATTTGTTTCAGAGGGCATCTGACTTGATGAATAGTATAATCCCAATTTGTTTTAGAACAATCTTCGTTTTCATGAACTATGAAATCACCTATTGTTTGCAGGTATGGTGGAGGACTCATAGCATAACAAGAGGCAGTTCCATCTTTGCCTGTTAGTTCGTGCTTAATATCCATGCCTATTTTCTGCATCACTTCTGCAATATATTTAGTTCCACTCCTTCCACAACCAATGAATCTTATCATATCTTTTTTTTCCTTATATTTTTTCTATCAACCATTCTTTTAACTTGTTCTAATTCTTCACTAGCACTTCCGCAGTATTGAATATTCTCACGATAATACATTACTAAACTTATCCTTTCATATTCTCCATTCTTACCCACTATTGGTGTATTACAATGCCATTGGTGCACATCAGTAAACAATACATCACAATTATTAAGGTCAACTGCAATTCTCCATTTTGGTAAGCAAAAATATCCACCTGTGTATGTTCCAACTCTTAGTACAACTAGATTACCATAACTCCCTTTCAAATCCCCTTTGTCTGTATGTACGGCAGTTTGCCAATTCTTGTTGACTGTGATTGTAGTGAATACTGTATCTTTAATAACAAAGTCAGGACTAGATTTATCAACTATTGATTTTTGATAGTTGTAATGTTCAGGCATTAGTTCAGCATATAAATCATTCACAATCTTAATTATGGGATATGCTTTATTGAACCTATCCATATGCTTTTCGTTGAATGCAGTTTGCCTACAATAAGGGAATCTAACATCTCTATCAAAGTAACCAATGATACCACTCTCTACTTTCTTTGCCCTCACGGTATTGCTTATAGTTCCATCTCTTTTGATAAACCTAATTCTGTAATCGTTGATTCTTTTATATCCCTTGAACCCAAACTTAACTACCAATCTTTCTGCTTCACTATCAGTTATAGGTCCTGCTGATATACCACGATTATCAGATTCAACAATCCCATTTCTTAAATTCAGATATGCCTCTTTGGCAATATTAGATGGTATAACATTCTTTCTAAATTTAAATAGAACATTCCCTGTTTCTTTATCTATACAATCGCAATCTTCTTCAATGAGTGTATCATAAGAATTTTCATTTAGCATTTTACCTGCTAATGCAGATGCTTCTTCATCTGTTAATTTTGGGTCAAGATATATTGTTTTCATTTTATACTTTTGTTGATTCAACGCATTTAACTATTGTGTCTGTTACATTGTCTGTTCCATAATGCTCACTTAATTTATCTATCATTTCCATGAACTTATTGTATTGTACTAATGACATAAACAATTGAATCATTTTAACATGAGCGTCTTGATTTTGAACATCATTCAAGGTTATTGAACCATCTTCTTCTCCATCTACAATAAACTCTAAGCCTTTATTCAATTCTTTCTTATCATTCCATACATCTAACCCCCAATCATTAAGGTCAGTATCATCCCATTCATTGGCTAACTTATCCCAATCCCATTCACCGAATGATACGTTATCCTTGATGGTAAATTCTCTCTGTTCATTCTCTGTTAAATCTTTGGCAACGATAACAGGTATTTCTTTAAGTCCTGCTTCTTGACAGGCCCTTAACCTCATATTACCACCTAGTACAACCATATCACTATTCACAACGATAGGTCTAATCTCTAACATCTTTGGGAACTCCTGAATGGATTTCAATAATGCTATATACTTATGGTCTTTTATTACCCTTGGATTCTCGGGATTTGGTAGTATCTTACTTATCTTCAAGTACTGGAAGTGCATCTGGGTTGCCATAATCTTCGGATTTAGTTGTGTCAATAATTGGTTGTTCTGTTACTACATTTTCAATGTCGTTTTCTGTTAGCCATTTACTAAACGCAGCGGCTAGTTGAAATACTGCTTCTTCCTGTGGAAGTGTTACGCTTACAATCTTCTTGTCATTGTTGAAGTTGAGTGCGAATGGTTGGTACTCTTTGCTCATTGGATTGATTTTATCGCCCTTGACCTCTATATGTTTTAGGTCTTGGACTATGTTTATTAAAAGATTTCTTTGCTCTACCTGTTTTCCTTTTACCGAATGATATCTTTTTGCTATCGCTTTTTGATTTTGCCATTGTGTATTTCTATTAGATATTCAATATGTTGTTTCTTATCTCCGTATTCAATATGACATGACCTACACAATCCCATCAAGTTACTAATATCATCCTTTGTTTTTGAAGAACCCATACCCCTTGCGTCTATGTGGTGTATATCTACTGCCTTACTACCGCATAACTCACAAGGGATAAAGTCCTCAATACCATAACCGAAATGATTAAGGTATACTTTTGTGTGATTCTTCATTAGAAGGGTAAGTCTGTTGATTCATTTGTGGCTTTCTTGTACTCGTTTAATGTAATTGATACATCCTTTCCATAGTCATTAGGCACATCGGCGATATTGATATTGATACTGATGTACTCTTTCCCTTCATAGTGAAATGAATGCTTATGTGCTTCTGATAAACAGATTGAAGCAGTTAGCCATGTCGGGTTTCTTTTCTTACCGCTACCTAAACGGATTTTTTTTGATTTGGTTTGTTCCATTGGTTTTTGATTTAATTATTGTTTACTTTTTCTTTTTTTTCTAGGTTGTTCTATTGATATAAATTCTGTATCAGGTGCTGATTCTAGCGGAACATCAACTTGAACTTCTTCTTTAACAGGTAATTCAACATTCTGTGATACATACCAATTATACAAGTGATTCACTAATTCAGCACGACAACTGCTACACCAATGCGAAAAGTTGTGTTTCTCACTTACATACTTTGAATACAAGTAAATTAGATTTGAGTATACATCTTTTTCATAGTTCTTTACGAACTGATGCTTCTTCCACATTTCATATAGAGGATAATGTCTTTCAAATATCTCTTTGTCAATTTCGTTAATCATAATTCCCATTTATTAGTTATTAAATCCTCAATGTAAAGATACAAGAAGGGTGCGATACTACCTATAAATATAGCATCCATAAAGTTTGTTTTCAACCATAAAGAAAAAAATGTAATCCAAAAAGATAGACAGAATCCACAGGAGAAAGGTTTTTGCATCTTTAATTTAGTAAGCCTCCACATAATAGCAGGTGCTTTGAATATGTATAACCATATCATCGGTAGGAATATCCCACCTATTAGACAAGTGATTGCTTGATACATTTGCGTATGTTTTTAATTGTTATGAATATTGATGTATGAGGTATCCCTGTTATGGCTGATACTTTCCTTACGCTACCTAGTTCTATATACATTTTCAGCACTTCCTTATCATACCAATATAGTTGTTCTATCTTTTTCTGTATAGAATCGATTAATGGTTGGTCATCAAATTCCTCAACTTCCTCACTAATAAACTTTACTATATCTTCAACAGGCAATAATTGATTGTATAATCTCCACATCTTACCATACTTACTATGAAGTTGATTACAACATATTCTCACAATCCAAAATTTAAATACCTGTTTGCCTTTTGATTCAAGTTCCGCTATCTTATCCTTATCATATTCTAATACAATCAATGCTATTTCTTGACGCAAGTCTTCCCAAAGGTCACGACCTATGTTCTTGAAGGCTAGTTCAAACTCTTTGTCATATATCCAATTAATCGCTTTCAAAGTACTCGTCAATTTTCTTTATTGTATCTTGATACCCTTGACCGAATACTGCTTTATAACCCCTAGCATATAATTTAGTTAGCATAATTGCCTGTTCCTTATGATGTTCGTTCTGTCTTAATGTGCCATCTTTTTTAAATACAATATTATCTTCTGTCTTTAATTCAATAAACATACCATAGTATTGACCTCTTGGTTCTACGATAAATATATCAGGGAATGCTCTTGAAGATTGTAATGCTTTATGCCTTCTAGCCATGCCTATACTCATTCTCATACCACTAGCGAAATCACTACGGAATATAGCATAAGGGTATTTAGTTCTAATGTAATTACATACCATCAAGTGAATATCTTTTTCTAGCATAATACAAAATTATATATATTTATTTGGTATAACCTAATTTATTTTAAAAAGGATTTTCGTATTCCTCAAACTTCATAAGTTCCCCAATGAAGCGGAATGGAATATTCTTTAAACTGCCATGTCTGTTCTTGGCTATCTTAACAACACATAGTCCGTTGCTTGGTATAGTGTTCCCACTAATTTCAATCTCGGGGATGTTATATGTTTCCGGCCTCATTAAGAATATAACACTATCAGCATCCTGTTCAATCCCACCACTTTCACGCAGGTCGGATAGTTGTGGTAACTTGTCAGGCCTGTTTTCAACTGCTCTACTTAATTGTGATAAGGCAATAACAGGTATGTCTAGTTCCTTGGCAAGTATTTTACAACCCCTACTAATTTCTGCTATCTCACTTTCCCTGTTCCCTTTCCTATCAACACCGCTCATAAGTTGCAGATAATCAATACATAGTAATTGTATGTTGTACTTACGTTTCATAATGGTTGCCTTACTACGCAACTCACGAATGTTAAGGCTTGGACTATCATCAATATACAATGGGTACTTAATCATTTTATTTTCGGACTTATCAATCAATGATTGTTCGTATTCGGTAACAATATTGTGTCGCAGATTATGGTGCTTAATCTTGGTTACTAAACTTAATAACCTATTGACTAACTGCGTTCCACTCATTTCTAAACTAAATACCCCTACGGCTTTGTCTTGTTCAAGCACATTCAGTATCGTGTTAAGCATAAAGGCAGTCTTTCCCTGTGCGGGTCGGGCGGCTAGTATTATAAGGTCAGGATTAACCCATCCGCTCACAATCCTATTTAAACTTGGCCAACCTGTGTCTATACCTATCTGTCCATTTTCAAATATCTGCCCTCGTTGTTTGGCTAACTCAAACAGATAGTGAAACATATTTAGTTCTGTTGACTTGTATACTTTCTGTTGAGCATTGATAATTTCATTACTAGCACTATTCAATATGTTGCTAATCTCTGTTGTAGTATATGAATTGTTGATAAGGGTATGGCCTATCAATATACCTTGTCGTTGTAAGTACAGATGTTGTAATATAGATACCCAATCTTGTATGTGAGCAGCACTCACAACATCATTAGTAAGTTTGACAACAGAATACGCTCCACCAATTTGTTCTATTTGATTTGTTTGTGTTAAGTGATTAACGACTGTCACTAAATCAACGGCAATTGTTTTATCGTATAAATGTACGATAGTGGTATAAATAATTTGATAGTGCTTATTGTAAAAGAAATCTACTGATAACTTGTTTACAACATCGGGAATACATCTAGGTTCTATAAGTAAAACACCTAGAATACTTTTTTCCACCGATATATCATTCGGCGGTGCTTTTGTTTCGTACATTGGCCTGTTTTTTATGGTTATTTATTAGGGGTTACCCTGTTATATGGTTTGCCTGTTTTGGCTAAAATAGGGGTGGATAGGGCCATTTTAAGGCCATTTTAAGGCGATTTTAGGGGGGTTAGGGCTAAAATAAGGGTTTAGCTAGGCTAGGGGGGTAAAAATGCCTATATACGGCTAAAAAGGTCATTTAAACCTATTTAGACCTGTATAGACCTTATATGCTTATTTTGGTCACAAAACCATTTATTTGGTTTATTTCCTTTCCTTTGTTTGCATTAGCACCCCCATTAGCCACCCCATTACCCCATCTGCGATTTGCCCCTTCTTTGCCCTTATCAGATAGCGTCTTACGTAGTTTTAAGTGTTCGGCTAAACGCATACTGAAAAATGTTTCGTTTTCTATAACGAATAAATTGAATTGGCGAATAACACAATCAACTTTCGCTTCTGTTACTTGCATTTGCATAGCAAGTACAGGGGTAATATTTAAAGGCAATATACCACCACTCGTTGCCAATGCCTCAACTAAATACCAATAGATACCATATCCTTCCATACCTAATTGTTGTCGCAGGAATAATACCTTGACATCGTTAGCCGCATTGTAATCGTGGCTAAAATAATAAGAGTTTGATTTCATAGACTTATATACCTAAACACAGAAGCACCTAAATAGGTGCCTCGTGCTAGGATTTGTTTAATTTAATAAATATACTTTCCTTTCTTTTTTGTAATAATGAATCTTAATCAACTTGTGCTTTTCTAATGCGAATAACCAATTATTGATTGTCATAGTACTAACATTGAATTCTAGTGCGTAAAAGTTATTATTCTTTTCTAGGTTATCATTGTTTTCTTTTAACCACCCATAAAATAGTTTCGCAGCCGCAGTTAATTGTTTTTCATAGAACACATCCTTTTCAATACAAATCATAATCTACTTAATTAAATTGTTATAAATCTTTGTCGCTTCTCTTTTGTTAAGTACATTAAATCTTCCAAACTTAATCATCCTTCCAAACTTATTTTTGTGTGGCTTATTATCACATAGGATATTCACACCTGCTTGTCGTAAAAGTGTAATGGCTGATGTTGGATTACATACTCCTAACTTAACTATACTCATAGTTGTTTGTTCTCCTTGAAGTAATGAATACAATACTTCTGTTTTTTGATTGATTGGTTTTTTCATTTTTTTAAAATTGATTTGATTAAGAAATAGAATTCTATTGTTAGATATACGCATAAGAATATAGGTATACTGATAAATAGAAAATGAAGAAATGATACTACTCGCATTGTTTAATTGTTTTAATTTTGTGAACACTATGTAATATCGTAGTGTGGTCACGCTTTAAGTATCTACCAATTTCAGATAAGCCGAATCCTTCTTTGTAGGCATCAACGCAAAACCTATTTCTCAAACTTAACACTTCTGCTTTTCTTGATTTAAGTGCTACTTGATTATATGTTGTATCGTTTAGAATCATCCATTCATTCGCCCATTTTTTAATTGATTGATTTGACTTTTTCTTTTGTATCAATACTTCTTTTGTGCTTTCAACTACTTTTATTACTTCCCTAGTTACTATCATACCATCAAGCAATACCTTTATTCTTTTCAATGTATGGTCAGAGCAGTTGGTATATAACTTAATGTATTTCAAAACATTTTCTACTTGTTCCATTTATCGTTTAATAGATTATAAAGGTTATTCAAATATTTACCTGCCTGTTCAACCTTATTCAATAATAGTTGAGCATCTTCCATATTAATAGGGATACGAAGCGTAAACATCTGTAAGCCTTCCGGCATTTCTTTACAATAAGAAACGAAATCACAATACTGCCTGTTACTAACTAGCATATCACTTTGGCATTGCCAATAGTATTCACGATACTTCAATTTGAAGAACTCCACATCACTTACTAATCCATAGTGAATATGATTTTGATAGTTGTATGGGCATTTAACTTGTATGATACCATCATCATTAACGAACCCATCAGGAGTTCCACCATACAATCCATTGATACATTCAATATAACCGCATTCAGTTACTACATTACCTGTCTTATTCATATAGAATTGTAAGGCTTCGGCTTCTAATTCTAGTCCGTGAGTTGTAGCATCGCTTTTGAAATCACGATACACCCCTGTTAATTTCTCGGCTAACTTACCCATCAGGTAATCTTTTGTTGTACTAGATAGTTCGCCATTGTCTTTCTTTGCCTTTTCCTTTGGTTCTACGATTAAATTCCATATCGTACTGCTTGTTATTTTACCAAGCCTTGTTTGAAACCATTCTTGACTATATGTTTCTATCATCTTTTAGAGTTTGAATTGTTAATAAATCTTTTTCTCTGAATGTGAAGTGTTCAGTTGCTTTATCAAACACATCTGTTTCGCCACCATTAAATCGTGCGACTAGTTTCAATAATGCCACATCATTCATTTCTACCTTTGACTTAACTTTTTTAGGTAGTTCAATAGTTTTAACCTGTTCACCTGCCGCATCAATATCCTTATCAGTTACTAAACCTAGAATACTTGATAATGCATATCGGCGAAAGTATGTTATACCGCTACCGAATGATTGATAGACATTCATCTTGGCTAGTTCAATGATTGGTATTTCCGTGATGGATTCAATGGATTCCCCTGTTTCTGTATGATAGATAATCGTGCGGAGTTGTGTTCCTTCAAGTGGTTGAGAGAAACATAACTTATGCTTCTTCATGAGTGGCATAATGGTACTGATAATCTTTGGTAGGTCAGCGTAAGTGTAGTTAAATCCGCTAGTGTCCTTATGGATTATCGGGCATTCATACTGAAACTCTGCTAATGATTTTAGCAAAGTCTGTTGC